CTTGTCAATGGCGGCTGGTAACAGCTACAATCTAAGCATTGGGGTTGCTGATAATTGGCAGCCCCACCACAATTAGGGAGAATGATACATGACCAAGAAACCAGACGGCGGGCCAGCTTATAGAGACCCAAGTTTTGAGGCGGATGCCTATAGGTTATGGTGCCTTGCAGATAAGTATGACTGGAAGATCAACACTAAAGACCTAGCGGAAAAATTGGACGTTCCTATAGGCCGTGTTGGGTATATAATTTCGCAAAAGGGCTGGCTTGGAAAGATTGGGAATATAAAAGAGGCAGGTTCTCGTATCGCAGAAGATAGGCATAGGCGTGGCTGGAACGTAGACGAGAACACCTTAGACTTAACGCAATTATTTAGAACGTAGCACAGCAGAATAGCCCAGCAACAGGTGGCGTCGTAACAGTTGCAGCAGGGGTTACCGTGGACGGCATCCAGCGATCCACCTTCCGGGCTTTTGCCTTGGTAGTGACCCTGCAATACTATACAAAGCATCACAAAGAATGCTAGTATGGGGCAGTGCAACAGGGGGCAAGTCATGTACGAAGATTTTGATCCTGACGAATACTGGGAGCCATCAGACGCAGACTGGTACGTTGCAGGCTTCGCTAACGCAATGGCCGAGGACTTATCTATGCGTGACGTGTGGGAAGCTATACAGTACCACAAGGACGGCAGAAGCTTTGACGAAGCTATCAACCTGCTAATCCAAACAATGCCGGATAAGTGTACCTGTTGCCCTGCGTTCGCTTTTGTTATAAAGTAACACGACAGCACAAAGCGGATTACCCGCAATGGACGCGAAAGATTAGAGCATGACAATGGGACGCCCTTCACTCTACACGCCTAAACTACTAGAGACCGCTTGGGCCTATGTGAACGGTGGATGGGAATTGGCGGGCGACAAGGTGCCGTCAGTAGCTGGATTAGCCTGTGAAATAGGGGTTAGGCGCGAGACTTGTCACGCTTGGGCGCACGATGAAGACAAAGAGTTTTCTAACATCCTCAAGATAATAGCGGAAAAACAAGAGCGTGCATTAGTCAATAATGGCCTAGATGGTACGTTCACAGCGCCTATCACAAAGATGATGTTATCCAAGCATGGATACAGCGACGCTCTAGACAATCGGCACACGTCACCAGACGGGAGCATGACGCCACCAGTCATTGAGCTCATCATAGTAACGCCAGATGCAAAGAAAGCATAAACTACAGATACCAACAGCCGAAGTCTTTGTGCCGCTGCTGCAACCAGCCCGCTACAAGGGCGCACACGGCGGTCGCGGTTCTGGTAAGTCGCATTTCTTCGGTGGCCTAGCCATTGAGGACGCATTGCGGTTTAAGGGCGACCACGGCACAGGACTGCGCATGGTTTGCTTGCGCGAAGTGCAGAAGTCGCTCAAGTTCTCTGCCAAATCCCTGATTGAAAAGAAGCTGCAAGACTTCGGACTAGGCGAGGCGCAAGGCTTTAAGGTCTACCGGGAACTGATTGAACTGCCCGGCGATGGCGTTATGATTTTCCAAGGCTTGCAGGACCACACAGCGGACAGTGTGAAATCGCTAGAGGACTTTCACCGCGCATGGCTAGAGGAAGCCCAGAGCGTGACCGATAGGTCTATGACGCTTCTGCGCCCTACTATCCGATCAGACCTGTCCGAGTTGTGGTTTAGCTGGAACCCGCAGCTACCAACAAACGCCGTGGATATTATGCTACGCAGTGACCGCACACCGACGGGATCAAGGGTTGTGCAAGCTAACTGGTCAGACAATCCTTGGCTTCCAAAGGCGCTAGACCAAGAGCGGCGCGACTGCATTGAAATGACGCCAGAGCGTTACGGGCATATCTGGCAGGGCGAATACGCGACTGTTCTTGAGGGCGCATACTACGCAAAGCATCTGGTGCAGGCGCAGCTAGACGGGCGCATAGGGTTTGTCTCTGCCGATCCGCTAATGAAGTTCTACGCAATCTTTGACATCGGCGGCACGTCGCGCAAGTCAGACGCTACAGCTATTTGGATTGTGCAGTTTATCGGCACAGAGATTAGGGTGCTGGACTATTACGAGGCAGTGGGGCAACCCTTTGACGCGCATGTGAACTGGCTGCGCAACACCGGGTACGACAAGGCCGTGTGTGTTCTGCCGCATGACGGGCGTAAGCACGATACGGTTCATCAGGTAACACCAGAGGGCTATCTAAGGCAGGCGGGCTTTACCGTGGACACTGTGCCTAATCAGGGCGCGGGCGCGGCGCTGCAGCGTGTCGAGGCGGCTAGGCAAATGCTACCGTTCTGTAGGTTTGCAGAGGAACCAACACAAGGCGGGCGCGATGCTTTGGGCTGGTATCACGAAAAGCGGGATGAAACGCGCAACATTGGGCTAGGTCCAGATCACGATTGGTCTAGCCACGGCGCTGACGCCTTCGGGCTGATTGCGGTGTATCGGCATACGGTACAGCAAAAGACAGCGCGTCAACCGATACGACGGGCGCTCAAAGGGATTGCGTAATTCATCCTTTCGGCCTAGTGTTGACATGCAAACACGGAAGGAAAGCAAATGGCACGCAAACATAGCATCTATGTAAAATCATTCACGGCGGCTGCTTCTAGTAATGATGGAATTTTATTGAATATAGATTTTGGCGCTGGACACCGAGAGCGATTAAAGGCGTTTCGAGCAATCGCAAGCATATTCGTCGCGGATAGGGTTAGGGAACTTGAGGAGGACCGTGGCAAGGTTAACAACGCTATGAACCATGCAAATTCCGTGCTGGAGCACGCGAGAAGGATTGAGGGCGGCTTCCGCAACATGAGCGACGAACGCCTTGGAAGGTACGTTAGAGAAATGCTATTCAACGCCGAGGCTGCGGAAAAGCAAAAGGCATAGCCTAGCAAGCCGTTTTGTGCTAGGTTACGGTGAATATTAGGGTTGTTGCATGAGCATTTTAGATTTACCCCGCGATGAGTTTCTGGCGATGCTACCTGAATTGCGTCAGCAGGGCGTGGATACTGATGCGTTGCTGCGCCAGTACCGTTCAGCGAATAGCCCATTTGCAGGCATAAACGAGGCCGCTACAGCGTCACAAGCTGCATTGGCTGATGACGGGCGGCGGCAAGTCGCTGGTGGCCTTCTAAGCAAGCCAGAGGGCGCGACAGGCATGGATGCGGTGCGCGGGCTGGACACAAACTTCATTGGCGGGCTGCTGAATATGCTTTCAGGCGGCGGTCAGGCTATCGACGCACCTATGGCGGCGGCACAGGGGCTTATCCCACAAGGCGACATGGCGCTTGAGGCGCTAGGCACAGCAGGCGCTGCTATGACGGGCGGCGGTGCTGCTGTTGCGCCACGGGGTTCTTTGCGGGCTGGGTTGGCGCGTAGCGGTGATATAGATGCAGATGTTGCCATGGCGCGTCAGGCTGTTTTGGATAATCCTAACGACGCTTCATTGTTTGACCAATACAAGGCAATCAGACGAGAGCGTGACGCCTTGGGCAGCAGGCCAGAAACCGCACCTGTCACGCAATTCGCTGCACCAGATGATGAAGGCTTTGCGGCATATCTTGAGCGCGTAAACCCACAAGGGACTAGGATCGAAGCGGAGGCGCGGCCTAACCTTGCAATGGGCGATATGTACGGCATGTTACCGAGGAACGCCCGCAAGGTATCAGAGCGTGACGGCGTGACGTTTTACCAAGCCCAAGACGGTGCGACATATGCGACAGCATTTAACCCTGATGTCGGCGAAATGGATGTTGTTGGGTATTCTATGCCGGGCGGTAACAGCACAGATTTAGCCGTTGTGAGCGAAATGCAGGGCCGTGGAATTGGCGGAGAGTTGCAGTATTTGGCGCGAAGCCAAGACCCATACGCGCAAACGGGCGGATTGACTGACGCGGGGCGCGGTTCACTTGAGCGGACTTACAACAGATTGCGCGATGATGGCACTGTTGCAGCCAACGCCAACACCAGCGGCGGCCTACTCGCCACGGCTGCTAGTGACGCGCTAACACCTTCTCAGCAAATGGCACGCCGCATCCTAGACATGCGTGCGGCTGGACGTGCAAGCGAAGTGACTGACGACATGATGGCGCAGGCTGACCCGCAGGTGATGTTTAACGAAACGCCGTTGCCTATGGATGCAGCGAGTAGGGCGGCTAGGGCTGACCAGATGTTTCCCGATGAGGCTTTCCATTCAACGCGGGCAGACTTCCCCGCTTTTGAGATTGGAGACGTTGGGTATCACGTTGGCACTGACGAACAGGCGGGCCAAAGGCTTATAGGAACACGCCGAGAATTTGGCTCTGACGGTGAAAACATTTTGCCTGTTCGTATAGCGCCGGGACGTTCATTGCTTTCCAAGGATGCAGGCGAATGGAATGACGCACGGTTTGCAGGCCAGACGCTGCAAGACGCTGGCCTAGACGTGGCAGACATTACGGATGAGGCTTTGGATATAGCTGGATCGTTTGAGGATAACGATTTTTGGAAGCAGTCATATGAGAACACGGGCCTACTTGGCGAAATGCGCGACCGAGCAGAGGCGCAGGGTTATGGTTCGATTAAGTACGCAAACGAGGTCGAAAACGAATATGGGGATATGGCGGGCCTAACGCGGCAAGGCAAGCAAATGTCGGGCGCACTTAGAAATGAGTGGAACGATATTGAGGCTGCTATAACTGGTCGCCGCCCTAGCCCGCCAGACATTGCTTCCGCAACGCCAGAAAGCGTGCAGGCTTGGCTTGCTGCGCCTAAACCAGTCGCAACACCAGAGGAAGCGGCGCGGATAAGCCAAATCAATCAATCTCTGCAAGAAATCAACTCGACCATGATGAATGACGGTTCGTCTACTATCATGTTTGACCCCCGCAACATCCGCAGCCAATTCGCCCGCTTTGATCCAGAGTTTGCGCATCTAAGCAATCTAAGCGCGGCTAATGCATCGCCACTAGGCGGGCTGTTAGCTATGCCGCAAGAGCAAGAGAAAAAGGAACTGCCTTTCATGGCCCTACTTAAAGGTTTACTGCAATGAGCATCACAACCTATGCGACACTGCAATCAGCAATCGCGGATTTTCTCAACCGAGAGGATTTGACCGCAAGCATTCCCACATTCATCAGCTTGGCCGAGGCCGACATGGCGCGGCGTGTACGTCACTGGAAAATGGAAGCGCGGCTAGTCGTATCGTATGACGCGCAGTTCGAGGACATTCCTAGCGATTGGGTTGAAACAATCTCACTGTACCTGACCGACAGCGACGGGCCACACCAGTTGGACCTGATTAGCCGCGCAGACATGATGGATCAACGCTTTGTCTCTGCGGACACAGGCGGGCGTCCTTCGTTCTATTCAATGTCAGGCGGTCAGTTTGAACTGTACCCAACACCAGATGAGGCTTACCCCGGCGAATTGCTGTATATCCAGACAATCCCGGCGCTTGCCGACGACAACACAAGCAACTGGCTGCTGACGACCGCGCCTGATGCTTACCTTTACGGTGCTTTGGTCCACACAGCGCCATACCTAAAAGACGATGCACGCATCCAAGTATGGGCTGCGCTGTATCAATCTGCTATAGATAGCCTTAACGCGGCGTCTAAGAAATCGAAGAATAGCGGCGTAGGGCTGCGCATGAAAATCAGGGGGCTTTCCTAATGGCCGATACAACCACAACCACATATGCCTTGGTAAAGCCCGAAGTTGGCGCGTCAGAGGATACATGGGGAACTAAGCTAAACGTCACGCTAGACACGCTTGATGACCTGCTGGACGGCACGACAGCGATTGCGCCTAACCTTGTCGGGTGGCAGGTTGGCGGCGTTGCAGTGACCAGCACAGCGGCAGAATTGAATATCCTTGACGGGGTGACGGCCACCACGGCAGAATTGAACCTGCTGGACGGCGTAACGGCCACCACGGCAGAGTTGAATATCTTGGACGGCGTAACGGCCACCACGGCAGAGTTGAATATCTTGGACGGTGTAACGGCCACGGCTGCGGAGTTAAACGCACTGGACGGCATCACGGCGACTGTAACAGAGTTGAATTATACGGACGGCGTTACTTCTAACATTCAAACGCAGCTAAACGCCAAAGCACCGACAGCAAGCCCGACATTCACAGGCGTTCCAGCGGCACCAACAGCAGCGACAGGGACCGACACCACACAGGTTGCAACAACGGCATACGTGGTTGATGAAATACCAAACCAGTTAAACGCAACAGGCACTGCGCCTATTTTTGCTTGCCGCGCTTGGGGTTTGGTGGATGCATCATCGGGAACGCCAGTTGTATCTGGTAGCGGGAATGTCGCCAGTATTACAGATTTAGGCGTAGGCACGTTTCAGGTGAACTTTACTACAGCAATGACCAGCGCAAACTATGCGGTGATTGGCTCAGCAAAGGGCGTAGATGACATAAACACAACACCATCTAATAGAACTATACTTTTGCCGTACTCATTAAGTACCACATCTTTCAGATTTGTTATCACAGAGGCATCATCCAACGCCCCAACTGATGCCGCAGTGATAACCTTTGCTGTGTTTGGTTAGAACATGACCGCTGACACAAAGCTAATCGGTTTCTGGACGGTTCTAGCCTTCCTGCTGTTAGCGCCCTTAATGGCGGTAGCTTATGCCTCTTATGCTTTGCTGTATTGGCTTGATGCTAGGGCAAAGTGGGCGGCTTATATTTGGCTTGTCCCCTTTGCTTTCATCAACACGCTGCACAACTGGACGATTTGCACTGTGTTGTTTCGAGAGTTTCCGCGCAGTTTTTTTACGACGCCACGGCTAAAGAAGTGGAAGACTTCAAGCGATCCGTCACGGCGTGAATTGGCGGACATGATTGGCGGCTTTCTAAATACGCACGATGAAGGCCACTATT